TTAGAAGTAAATTTGCATTCATTGCATGTTACCCGATAAGTAGAAAAGAATGAGGGGAGCATATGCTCCCCCCGTGAGTGGCTAGTCCTCGTTGCCCTTGTCAATTGACATACCGCATTTAGCGGCGGCAGATTCCATAGCCTCAGCCCAAGCCTCGCCGACGATTGCGTCGTCTTGCTTGCGTGCTATCTTCCAAGCAGCCTGCAAGTGTCCGAGTATCTTCTCGGCATCGGTCTTAGGTGTTCGCGGCGAGGATTTCTTAGCCGCGTTCTGCAGGGATCGTCGGATGTTCTGCAGTGTGGTGTTAGCGCTACTCTTGAGCACATCCACCGCTGCTTTATCCAGCATCCCAAGGTCGTCGGCGTCTTTACAGGCGACATAATGATCCACACGTCCGCTGACATATGCTTCAAAGTCCGCCTTTTTGAGGCCTTTCGCCGCTTCATCTCTGCTGACCAGCGCCGTTGCATGTTGGACATATAGCACGTCCATTATTGCAGTGTGGCGTTTGTCAGCCGCCTTACCCTCGGGCGAGTTTGGCGATACCTTGAGGCCTTTCGCGGACAGTAACATCTCAGCCGTATAGTTCAATTGAACCAGCTCGGTTTTGACGTGATCCGCGACAGTGGCTGCATTGCCCTCGGCGAATGCCTGCTCGCCCATAAGGTCGAGCGCTCGGGTACAGATGGTTTCGTTGGCAAGACGAATTGCTGCTGCCGTTTTGTTTTGTTCTTGCATAGCTAATAGCTCCGCATACGCTACACGTTGCACGATAATGGCACGTCCATAGCGACCGCCGAGTTGAACATCTCTCGGCGACAGGATTAATATAGCACGATCTGAAAATAAACCTAATTATCTGACAATAGATAGTGTGAATCACACTAAATCGACCCCTACCCTACCCCTATGACCCGCTGTATGCTGACATCGTGTGTACTGCATAGTATTACTAATTTACTCAAATAAATCGGTTTTCCACCAATTCCGAGACCCC